GGAACGGGCTTCCTATCACTCAACTGCTTCCCGGCAAAAGCCAGAGCGAAAATTGCGGCTATGGACAACGGATCAGCCATTATTACAATTCATATAGATTATTATTTACTGACGAGGACAATACCTCTGGCTGAAGGATGCGTTCTGAATGTCCGAGCGGGTTGAACTGGGGTAGGAAGTTCGCACCTTGACGGGGGCGGCGCAGGACATGTCCTGATGCGGGTGGAACTGGCGATCGCTCTGAACCAGCACCCTGCCGAAACGAGTGGTGCTCTGAGGTCGCAGGCGATCCTGGACGTCCACGAGTTCCGAAGGGGCGCCTTTTCCCGCGTAATAAGGGGCAGTGCCGTGGAGCTCCGTGTTGGGGCGGCACGGACCGCAGTTCTGCGGGGTGTTTACAGGCTGTGGGTACATGAAGAAGTTGTCGGTGGCGCACTGCACGGGGGCGCTCCCAGCGTCAACTTGAACAGGCGAAGTGCTCAATTGATATGCCATGTATGGTTCTGTTATATCTTGAGAATTAAATCAGCGACGGTCTCCAGTCTCAGCGAGACCTCGGAAGTTGTCGAGCTGCACACCCCGAACGTCGGGGCTACACACACTCTGATCGTTCCTGCAAAGGGGCGAAAACTTCTTACCGTAGCACCACTCCGCAAAGTCCGTCTGGGCACCTGGGACGGTGCTGACGGGCATGGTCACGAACTGGCGGGAGGCGGCGTTCCTCTGGTGCTCAGGAAGGGACGACCTACTGCGCCCAGCGTCAAAGGGGATCAGGTTATCCAGGTTGTCAATAACCTCCTTGCGCACCGTGGGGTAGAAACACGCCGGAGGAGGGGATGGCTTGCCAAACTCCGCAACAGTGATGTTTGCCATGGGGTTATCAGATGTGGGGCGGCGGCAACTCTGGGCCGCCTCCTCACCTGGAGCCGCCTGAATCGACGAACTCCCCTTAATGGCACCGTTGCTGTAAAGCACCCACAACCCAATAATAACCATCGACGTCAGGATAAAGACCCGCTCATCACGGCGGAATGCGTATGTAATCAAGGTGCTATAGAGGATGAAGCGAGTCGCTGCGTTCACTCGCTCTGCTGGATCCTGCTCCTTGGTGGGCCAGAAATTCAAGAGTTGATCGTTTTCCATCAACTCATGAGGATTATCAAACCAAACTGGTGTTTCACCGTCCATTGTCTATATTGTGATATACGAAGATTTTACTTCTGAAGGTTTCCGAGAAGACCACCCAACATCTTCATCAGATCACCCTCCGATTGCTCACCAGATGCAATCTGCCCCGCCGTCTTCTCCGCCACACCCTCGATAGCAGCCAGGGTATCGGCTGGGAGTGCGGTGATGGTCATACCCAGCATAGTCAACGTCTGCAGATACTGCCAGATACAAGCACGAGTGTTGTCGGAACAATCCGCCCAATTCTTGCCAATGTTCAGTTCACCCAAAGATCGAAGATCATCACCCAGCAGAACACTCTCATCCTTTGCCATGATCCGCTCCTGAAGAGGAGTTGCGATCATCATGAAGTTCTCAACCACCTTGCGGGGGTTGGATTTGCGAAGGAGGTCGAATGCCGACTCGTATTTCCTGATACCCTTTTCCTCCGGGAACGTCTGTGTAAGTTCTGAGAGAAACTGAGAGAGCATGTCATTGAATGCACCGACAGATGCCATCGTATGATTTGTAATCTATAGTATGAAAACTTTAATAAGGATCTGACGAGATTTTTTCTTTGCTACCAACTCCATTAGCCATGATGAAGTACACCATCAAGGCGTTGAGCATGGCAGGCTTGGTGTACTGCGACGGTTGAAGCTTTCCCTCGTTGTTCATCTTAGCTCGCATGTGGATGTAGCCAGCGGTGATGAGCCCTGCCGCCATCGCCGCTCCAAAGGGGTCCCTAAGCTGTTCAGAGATGTCCATAATTACAGTTTACTCAGATTATTTTGGAGGAGCACCTGGTGCTAAGTCTCCATCGTCTTCCTCATCTTCGTCATCGAAACCCTCCTCGTCCACACCCCTTTGACCTTCGAGAGGGATGTCGCGAACCTCGGGGGCTCCACCAACCGCTGGGGCTGGAGTGGGACCCTCCATCTCCCCTGAGGGTTCCGGCTCCTCCACGGGTTCCTCCGGTTCCTCCGGTTCCTCCGGCTCCTCCTCTTCGTCCGAAAGTGCGCCACCCGCTTCGAAACCGACATACTCTGAGTCCTCACGGGTGCCGATGTTCGTCTTGAGAATTTCCTGAATCGGAACCATATTCTTGACGGTCAGGTGGATCGCATCGTTGAATCGAGCCATCAGCTTGATGTCCCTGTCGTATTCGTTCCCCTCCTCCTGGAATATATACGGATCCTTGAACAAGTCACGGGCTGCATTCTCATAACATCCCTGAATGAACGTCTCGTTGGGGGGAATCTTGACATTGATCTTCTTCTTCTCTGCAGAAAGGCGAACAGATGCCAGGATCTTGACACTACTCACGAACACCGCCGCCAGTAGATCGCTATACCACGAACACGCGTTGTTGATGGTGTCAGAGTGTCCCTTGACGATGTTGCTGTTCCACTCCTTCACGTCCCTCAGCAACTCCTGGAACTTCTTGAGCACCTGCTTGCCTTTTGAAAGCTGAACCGCCTTGTCATACATCTCTTGGAACACAACGACCATATGGGGAGCCATGATTTCTGCCAGTTGCTGGCGATACTCGTCACGGGCAACTGTTAGGATATCCATTAAACTTTGCAACTATTTTCTCTGCTTCAATCTCTCCGCAGTCTTGCGCAGGTTTATGAAACTACTGAAATCGGAATCGTCTGCAACGGGGGTGTCATCTTGCGGCGTCGGTGGTTCCACCGTCTTCTGAGTTGTTCCGCGTTCTCTCTCCCATGAAATGACGATCTCCCACCCCTGTATGTGGCGAGCACTAAACCCGCCATTCTGAAACTGACGCGTGATATAAGTCAACGCTTTCCCCCTATCAAAAGATGGCATACCCAGTACGAATGAAGGTATCTCAAATGTTGCGTAATGGATGCCCACGTCAACAGCTCTACTAACCTTCCTCGTAGCCTGTTCGTAGATCTCCTTGTATATGACCTTTCTAACCTCGAGGCGTTTGTCCTCCCTGGCGTGGATATCATTCACGTTCATCCTATAATAATCATATTTAAATCTTTACGTCCCTAAGCGCATCCGCAGTCGGAAGGGTCTCCACCACCTCGCCGTACTGGAACATGGGCTTGGTGAACGAGGTGGTTTCATCGGTCTTGGTGCTCTGGGTGGCTGCACCCAGCAACTTGCCAGTCCGGGAGTCCACCATGGACTGGACGACCACACCGGTCGGGAAGCCGGTGTCATACCTGACGAACGTGAATGAACACTTGTAGTTGTCACCCACCTTGTTGATGGAGTTGGTCTCGATGGGAAACAGACATTCGTTGGGAAAGGCGGATGCCGTGGCCCTGACCAGGGTCTGGATAAGGTCAGGTGTGGCGTTCGTCACCTTTTCCTCCACCACCCCAGCTGGGGCGCTCATGGTTCCCACACTAGATGGGAGAGCCTTGCTCCGCTTGAACCCAGATCCTCCGAACAGTTCGTAAGCCTCCTTCTTCGCCTTCGGGTTATTGCACAAGAATAATATGACTAAGATAAGTGCGACAATGTACATCATTATTATTTAGACAGAGAATAATATATGGCTCTGTTATTCTACAGTGACCGTTGCTCTCACAGCTCCGACTTGTCCAAGTGGCTTGACAAACACCCACAGATCAGCAAGATGATCCGCCGTCACAACGTGACTGTGCACGGGGTTCCCCAGAAATTCAGAAACACGGTGAAGAGCGTTCCCACCATAATGACCCAGCAGGGGCAGGTGATGGTGGGTAAGCAGTGTATCGCCTGGGTGAACAGTCTCATCCCTCCACAAGAGGTTGGAGGTATGGGTGGGTATGCTGGGCTGACGAACCTCGAGGACGATTCGGGTGGTGTTGGGATGTTTACCCTCGACAACTACGGACAGTCCATCCAGCCCCAGATAACTGCAGAGTTGGAGGCTAGAATCAACTCCACAGTCACCGATGCATATCAGGCTATGCAAAGTTCATTAAAGAATACTGATTAGAAGTCAGTAGAACGATGTTCCTGCGAACCGTACAAGCAACCGCATTCCGATCGATTTTCGAAGTGCTCAAGGATGTACTCCACGACGTAAACATTGTATTTGATGACACGGGCGTCAAGATCCTCACCTTGGATACGTCAAAGGTGACGCTCATCGATCTTCAC